CATCCTCCTTTTGAATTGGTATCATTATTTGGTCTGCCATCATCCATAATAACTGGACTTTTTCAGCAGATGAAGTTTCATTATAAAACTTTACTATTTTTTTAATTCTCATAATGCTATCTTTTCTAGTATGTTAATGGCTTCCTCGTAAGTATCACAAAAATGTTCTTCTCCTGTCTCCCAATCATCAACAATATAATCTACACTTTGCCCAAAGCAAGATGCAAGAGTTATCCCATTTTCTAAAGCTATATATACATAGCCACTATTAGTATTAAATCCAGTTCCTCCCTCCATTATATATTCGTTATATTCTAAATCTCTAAAGGCTTTTATTACTATATGCATAGATTCAATGTCCATGGAACCCATGATGTTCAAATCAAATTCTATTTTATTTTCCATATTAATGTATTTTTTTAAAACAATCACTAAGTGAGGAGAAACCTTAGGTAGCTACTGTATTGTAGAAAGAAATCTGATAATTTCTAATACCTCCCAACTATCAGGTTGGTTTTTTTGTTATTTCTTTATGGAAAACTTTATCCCTTCCTTTGCTAATGTATGTTGTCTTATTGTTTTATTTAAGCTGTCGTACTTTTGACTATCTTTCCCTTTGGAACATTAGGTCGTAAACCCTAAATTTTCTTAAAACCACTTTTCAAACATTCAAGTTCTCTTTCAACTTGTTTCACACTCTTGTTGTTTAACCTCGTATTAATTCCAACGAGCAGCAATTTTCCTTAGTTTTGTTTCAATGAACTTTTAATCTTAATACTATAAAGATATAAAGAAAAATCTTAATAACCAAACATTTCTTAAGAAATCTTAATATATATGATAATTCCCTCTGTTAGGATTCTGTAGTTTATTAACAACACTATACCTCAAAGCATCAAGTGAATGATTAAAGGCATCAACAGGCTTATTAGTTAGATTGCCATTCTTGTCTTCTATGTATTTATAGTTTCTAAGCTCTTTAATGGTGTTTATACTGTCCTCAGTGACATATAAACGAAATCTCCTAATAATGTCTATCCCAATATTTATCGAGCCCTTAAAGGTTGGTTTTGTGTTATAGCCCATTCTGTGTATTTCTTCAATACTCTTTGGCTCTGCTGAATCACAATATATTTCATCTCGCCTATCGAAACCTAGTTTCTTAAATTCATTCCCTAAATCTTGGTTTGTCATTCCTGTGCGATAAAGTAATTCTCTACAATACATATTATCTCCCTCTATAAAGGTTTCAATTAAACAACTAGGGTCATTTGAGTATCCAAAGTCTAAGCCTCTTGAAACAAGTTTAGCTTCTTCTGGTATTTCTTTTACTGTTTGAAAGGTAAATACTAAGCTTCTGTTTTGTCCTCTTTCTCCTAATCCATAAACTCTCCAATAGTTTTCATCTATTCCTTTTAGCCTTTCAATTTCTTTAACTAATGTTTCTTCTAAAAAAGGATTATCCTTATAAGTAGTTTGAAAGAAATCTGTATCCTCTCTAGTTAATACCTTATCGTATATCCAATGAAACTCATCTGAGGGGTTATAATCTAATATTATTCTCTCTTGTGTTCTGAATATTAGTTGATTCCAACTTTCCCAATCTAACTCATTACATTCATTGATAAAAAGTATATCTCTCTTTCTTCCTCTTATTCTTGTAGGTTGGTCAATACTAATAAATTCAATTCTATTGTTGTTTAGATTATATTCGCTTCTTGATTTAGAATGAAGCTCCTCGTAATATAATTTATAGTGTTTAAGGATATGAAAGAAATCCCTCATCACTGTTCCTCTAACTGCTGGAAAGGTACGCCTACAGATTGTTATTGTTTTACCCTCATGGCTACCACAATAATTAAAGATTAACCAAATAAGAATATTGTAAGTCTTCCCAGACCTAGTTCCTCCTTGCTCAACTATTATCTTTTTATCAGAGTTTTGTAAATGCTCATAAACAACATTAGTCGTTATCTTCATTCTTTATAACTTGTACTTCAAATAGTTTAGTTCCATCAAATCCTGTTATCTCTTGCCTTTCAACATAGCCTCTGTTCTTGCCTTTGGCTTTTAAATAAAAGATGGTAGATGAAGGTACTCCGTTATTGATTTGTTCGTGTAGTTTACTTTCAGCGAAATCTAAAGCTACGTTCTTTAAATCATCTACTTGTAATTTAAAATCATTATCTTTCTTATACCATTCATAGAAAGTACTACGATGAACATCAGCATTCTTACAAGCTGTTGTTACTACTCCTAATGACTTCTCTAAGGCTTTTAAAAGTGATTCTTTTTTTATAGTGTCGGATTTTGTCTTTTTATTCATTTCTTATTCCATTTAAAAATTCCATTCGTACTGAGTTATCTTCTTTAAATCTTCCTGTTAGTTTTGTAGTAGTAGTCCAAGTATTATGTTTCTTAACTCCTCGCATTTCCATGCACATATGTTTTGCTGTTAGCTGTACTGCTACGCCTCTTGGCTCTAGCTTCTCCATTAAAAATTCAGCTACCTGTGTTGTTATTCTTTCTTGATTCTGTAATCGTCTTGCAAATGTTTCAAGTGTCCTAGCTAATTTGCTGAGCCCTACTATACGTTTATTTGGAATGTATGCTATTGTGCCATAACCAAAGAATGGTGCTATATGATGCTCACATAAAGAATGAAAAGGTATACCTGTTTGTATTATCATTTCATCGTATCCCTCTCCCTCAAAGGTTGTACAAATCCATTCAGGAGGATTTAAGAATTCTTTTAAGAATTTAATATATCTTTTTGGTGTTTCTTTTAATCCCTCTCTCTCTACATCTTCTCCAAAGTATTGAAGCACTCTAGTAATATTGTCGTCTATATCTCCCTCTGAGTTTTCCCATGGAAATACAAGCCACTCATTAGTGAACTCATTTCTCTTATCAATTAATACTTCTATTGGTTTGTCGTGTTTAATATATCTTTCTTTAGTTGCTCCACTATCAATTAAGTCATCTACAATAACATCACAATCATTTATGTTATCTACAGCATTACCTAATATTCCAGCTACTACTTGACCACCTCTAGGTATTCCCCAGAATTTAGCCTCAGGATATTTCTTTTTTATTCTGTCTGCTTTTTTATTTATCTGCTCCCAAGTTATAAATGTTTTCATACTCCAGTTTTTTTATTCCAAATTTCTATATGTAATCGTGTAGAGAAATTAACACATTCTTTTTTGGCTAACTCAACTACATTAAGTTTGTTCTCATTTAATAGTTCTTGGTTTTCTCCTGCTGGCATCAAGTAGACTTTATCTCTATCAATAATAGGCATATATAAATATCCTATTTCATGCCATTCTTTTTTAGTATTTACTACAAATTTAAAAATGGTATGAAATTTGTTTAGTACTTCTATTACTTCAGGTTTGTAAGCTAAAGCTTTATCGTTACCACTATTAGATAGTTTAGGGCTACAATTCCAAAGCTTTACTTCTTCTAAAAGAAAATCGCTAGGCATAATTGTTCCGTTTGTTTCTACTTCTATATAAGGCTCCTCTACTATCTCATCTTTAATGTAGTTTATAAATTCTTCTAACGCAGGTTGTTGCATCATAGGTTCTCCCCCTGTTAAAACAATATGAGCTCCCTTTTCAATAGCCTCAATACAATCTTGATGTAAAACATCTTCAACTGCTACTGCTCCCCCATTCATCCATACCTCAACTGTATCACATCTCCATTCAGCACCATTGTGTAATTCTTTATCGAATTGTGTACCCATGCCACCACATATTAAATTACATCCACCTAAGCGTACAAAAACGCTTGGTACTCCTACTGTCTTCCCTTCTCCTTGAATAGAGTAAAAGACTTCACTAATTATTATCTTTTTCATTTTCTTTATATTTATTGATATAAAAATGTAAGCTGTTTAAAACTATTGGATGTAAATCAGGATACATAGAATATCCGTATTTAGCAAATCCATCTTTCTGTGCTTCTTTATAAACAGCCTCGGTTGGAGTAACAATATAATCCTCTATATACTTTCTTTTTTTTAGATACTTTCCTGCAAAATGACCAGACTTATTATTTCTTAATGTAGGTCTAAAATTAAAAACAATATACCTATACTTCTTCATCATAAAAAAACGCATTAGACTTCTTGTCGTATATACAATATACATTTCATCATATTTTTTTTCTCCATGAGCATCATAAGATAAAAAAGGATAATCAGTTTCATACTCAATCGGTATTATCCCTGCATTACTGCAAATAATAAAATCGACATCTTTGAATTCTTGAATAAACTTTTTCCACTTTCTTGAGCTAGAATAAGGTCTTGTTGCAGTACATAATGAAACAAAAGCTATTTTATTTTTTGGAATAAAATCTTCTAAAATCTTTTCTTGTGCTTGTATCATAATGGGGTGATTCAAAATCAACTCATCATTTCCTACTATCTTTTTCATATATTGCACTGTTTTTATTATTTTCAAAACATTCCACTTTTACCACCTCACATCTCCCTCCATTTGTTTTAGATAAAGTATCGTTAAACTTATCAAAGACTAGCTTACAACAACTCTCTGCTCCTATTTTATCTAATATAGTTAATTTAGCCAAGCCCAATTCTTCTAACCATTTAAAAGATTCTAATTGAGGGTCATCTTTTTCAATTAATAAAGTGTGGTCGAACATATCGTCCATCCATTTTTTTAATCCATTTCCTTTTGGTTGGTCTTTAAACCCTCCAAAATCTACTACCCAATTCATTTCATCTAGTTCTCCGTTAATAGGTTCAAACCATATTTTGAATTTCAAAGCATATCCATGTAAAAGTTTACAATGAGAATGTTGTGCTTTATGTTGTCTAATAGCAATAGAATAGTTATCAAATATTTTTGTAGATTGAAATTTATTTTTTTTTATATCCATCCTTTTTCTTTTGCTTCATAATATCCCTTAACTCTTAATTTAGTTGCTGGATTACTTTCCAAACCATAACCCCACTCATTTTTTGTTAGGTTACCATCATAGTCGGTTAATGTATCGTTTATTATTACATCTAAGCAGTCAAGGTCTTTAGCTAATTTCCAAGTTTCTGCCTTAGTTAAATACATTAAAGGAGTATGTATTCTAAAATCTCCTGAGCCAATGCCTAAGCTTAAAGTAGTTTGTAAACAATCAATCGTGGTTTTTCTACAATCAGGATAGCCACTGTAATCGGTTTGACAAACACCAGTAATTAAATCAGTAACCCTTAACCCTGCTCCATAACTTGCAGCTATTGTTAAAAATAAAATATTTCTTCCTGCTGTGAAAGATGCTGGTAAGTCTTCGTTTATATAACTAGCGTCATTATGATTTGAATGGTCGGTTAAACTACTGTGTGCTAATAAATCTTTGACATTAAAAATTTTATAATTAACGCCAATTTGTTTACATATTTTTTTACCTTGTTCTAATTCTTGACTATGCATCTGTCCATAATCAAATCCAACTGCATAGATTTTTTTAAACCTTTCCTTTGCCCAATATAGACAGGTGGTTGAATCTTGACCCCCACTTAATAATACTATTGCTTTATAAGTTTCTGTCTGCATATTTTTGAAATTTAATCCATTCATAATAATTGTGTATTTGTGATTTTTTAATTAATCTTGTGTTTCTAGGTCTATCAATTTCATTCATTTTACCATTTTGAAATTGAAATAAAAAACCAAATCTATTCCCATAATTCCAATATGTTGAATCTACAGTATCAAATTTAACATATTCTAAATAATCAACCCAAGTAAAACCTAGTCCATGAACTTTTGTGTTTTCTTCTTTCGCCATATTTATTAGTTTAGGAAGATATTTGAAATTTTTTTTTGTTATTTCTTTTGATACAATACCTCCAACTGAAACATAATTATAATCTTTTATAAGCCCTTTCCAACAATCCAACCCTCTATCCTTGTGCCATACAGGAATACATTGTTTGTTTGTTTTACTTTCAATATATTTAGTAATCTTTTTAACTTCATTATATCCTATAATAGAATCAAGGTCTAGTTCAAAAAAATATTTAATATTATTTAAGTTAATATAATTAATATATTTATCAATATATGAGTTCCAATCAATCTTATTCTTTTTATTTGAGTTCATAAATGTAAAAGCTCCACTATCAAGAAGAAAATTATTATCTAAAAATGGCTTCATTTTATCCTTAATGTAGAAAAAACTTTCTAGTTTGTACTTACTCTCTTGTATTAATTCTTTGTTTAAACTAACGAGTCCTGCTAGGTATATTTTCATTCTTTATTATCAGCGTACTCACAAGCTTCATTGTAAGCATTGTTATGGTTGGTTTGTATATAATCTACAAAATCTTTATACCATTCTAGTTCGTTTTTTGTTTCTTCTTTCGGCTCTGCTTCTTCAAAGAAATCATCTAGGTTTACATCTTCCGTCCAAACTTCCATACCCCATGCGTTTAACTTATCGCTTTCCCATTCATTAGCCAAGACATCCCAATCCCATTTACCAAAACCTACATTGTCTTTTATTATAAATTCTTTCTCTTGGTCTTGAGTTAGTTTATCTGCTATTGTTATTGGTACTTCTTTTAATCCAGCTTCTTGACAAGCTTTCAGTCTCATGTTTCCTCCAAGAACTACCATTTCTTTATTAACCACAATAGGTCTGAGCTTTAACATTTCAGGAAACTCTTTAACGCTTTTAACTAATTGTTGAAATTTATAATCCTTTATAACTCTAGGATTGTTTGAGTTAGGTTTGATTTTATTTATATCTACTATCATTTTATATAAAACACTTTTTATATAAAACGCTTTTTCTTCTTTTTTGTTAATAGCTGTTAACTATTCTTTTTCTTTTTTTTTGTTAATATCTTCAAGTATTCTTTTTTTAATTCCTTGTATCTTTGTTCACAAGGAAGTAAAGCCTCATCATCTGCTATTTTGTTATAAGTATAAGCAAAATCTTCATTATAAGCCATTAATTCAGGCCATACATTTTTAACTGCGTGGAGGACTGAAGCGTGGTCTTTATTTACAGAATCTCCTATCTCTGTTAAAGTATGGGGTGTTCTTAATTTACAAAGTTTAAAATAAATAGCTCTAGCATAAACATTTTTTCTTGTTCGCTTGGTGTCTTTTATTTTTACTCCTGTTTCTTTTTCAACTACTCGTTGAATTTGTTTCATTTTCATATGATTCAATTTTAATATTAAAATCATGGAAGTTATATTCTTTTACTATCTGAGTTAATAGAGCAAACTTAATGTACTCTAAAGCTTGTTTAATTCCTTCACATTCTAAATATAACTCTTTTGATTCATATTCTTTTAATAAAATAGAAATGTCTTGTATAGACATTCCTTTTTCAAACTCATAAATAACGATATTAAAATAACTTAAAATCGTTTCATTTTCTAATCCTTTTCCCAAAACGCCAAGCCTAATAAATTATAACATTCTACATATCTCTGTCTGGCTTTTTGTTTGTATATTTTTTTAAATAAAGTAAATACTTTCTTTGTATATTGGTATTTTGTTTTGCAATCTTTTAATAGTTTTTGAGCATATTTAATTCCATAGCCTTTGCAGTAGTTTACATTGTCTGCACTATCGCCTGTAATCATTGAAGCATAAAAGTTAAATAAAGCGTTCTGAGGGCTTATATCATACACGCATTGATGTTTATAATGATAGTTATAAATTAACGCAGGTAACTGCTTGTAATCCTTGTCTAGCGATACAATCATCACATTATCTCTGCCTAACTCTTTTGATAATCTTTTCCAATAGGTAGCTACCAAGTCATCTGTTTCCATAGCGTATGCTTGTTTCATAGAATATTGGTCAACTATTATCTCTTTTAATTCTGCCCATAGTTTAGGTTTTGGCTGTGTTCTATTAGCCTTGTAGGTTTTGTTTATTATCTTGCGATAATTTCCTTTTGCATTTGCAAATCCTATTACTTTTTCAACTTCAAAGAATTCTTCTAAATGAGTAATAATAGACATATATACTTGGTCGAACTTACCAATGGCTTCGTTAATCTCATCATCTACCCCACAACAAGCTGAGTAGATTAAACTATCTGCATCTACTAAGATTACCATTCTAATTCTTTTAAAGACATTTCGCTTATCTCTCCTACAAAATCGTGAGATAATAAATCGTAAATATCTGTATCTCCCTCTACCACATGAATTGCGTGTATCTGAAAATCACTAGGGCTTCCTGGATAATCATAAGTACTCGGCTCAGCAGGAGTGTAACAACCATGCACTTCTAAAACAATATCATGTACTTTTACTTCAATGACTTTGTTTTGCCAAATCGTTGGGTTTGGTTTTTTTAATCTTGTTTTTAAATTTTCTAATCCCATAATTATTTGGTTTTTATTACATTAATATATAATCTACAAGTTTCATATATGTAGTTCCATAGCTTTTTTGTAAATGGTTCATAAACGCCATAATTATTTTCCATAAGAAACGAGTTTAATCTTCTTTCAAATGGATACTCAAGCCACTCGTCTTGATTGTATTTACTTTTAATAAAATCGTTCACAAGAGTATCTACACTTATTTTATACTCTCGGTCAAGTCTATTATCTTTCCAAAATGTAATGTTCATAATTTTTCTTGTTTTAAATTAGTAATACTATAAAGATATAAAGAATTTTCTTAATATCCAAACTACAGATGCATTAATTCATTGATACAAGTTGTTCCATTAATGATTACTGCACAACCTATTGCGGGTTTCTTTCCTCGCTTTGCATAAGCCATAGCGTAAGAATCAAAATCAATTCCACAACCCACCTGACAACCAAATACTTTAAAGTTTTGTCCTACAAAAAACTGAGTATAACATTGAGTATGTAAATGTCCTTGGACTGTACTTTGCATATCTGCTCTACATTTTAAATGAGCTGTTCCTCCTTCCCCATGGATATACTGAACATCATCAATTACCACCCTATCAACGAACGTCCATTTAGGCGTTTCTAATACATCTTTATAAGCCTTAATCCATTTCTTTGGTACTTGGCTTGTTTGAGCTTTACGCATTATAATTCTATCATGATTACCAATAGTTACAAAAGCTTTAGGAAAAGCCTCATACCATCTGCTTAGCTTTTTAATAGCTAACTCTAATTCATCTGCTCCTCCTAATGCTTCAGTATCTGTTTCGTGGTAACTCGAATAATGATTATCAATTACATCTCCAATGAAGACTACTTTGTTACAATTGTATTTTGCATAAGTAAACACACAATGGTTTAAATATTCTTCTAAACAAAATGGCTCGTGTAAATCTCCAATAACTAATACTCTGTTTTGTTTGTTTGTTAAATTTTGAAAGGCAATTAATCTATTACCTCTCAGTCTAGGTCTTATCTCCATAAGTATTCAATATAGTGTTTAATTCATTATATAATCCTTTTATACAGCTTGAGCAAGTAGTAAAGGATTTTTTTCTTTTAAATATTCTATTGTATATCTTTAATAAGTTTCTTTGTTCGTCTGCGGTTATTGGTTTTGTTTGGTATTTTGGTAATTCTTTTTTTAAGTAATTATATTCTTGTTCGTTTAAGCAATCAGGAATATCGTATCTAAATTTAGTGTTAAGTAGTTTTTGTCTTTCATCACATCCACAATCTTCTCCAGCTATAAATTCTGTTAGCTTATCAATTCCTGTAGCCTTAGTAATTTTTTTTATTGTATCTCCTAATCCTTTAGACTGCTTTTCAAAGTTCTTTTTGAATTTTTTATAATCGCTCATAATTTAAGTTTTGGACAATTCCATTGTTTACCGAGAAAGTTAAGTGTGTTTTTTAATTTATTTCTTTTTAATTTTTTCCATTTAGTTTGTTGAGTATAATACTGTTCGACATAACATTCATTTAAAGGAATATCGCTTGTATCTTCAAATTCATGGGTAACATATAGTACAATACTTTTTGGTGTTCTCCATGCTTCACATATTCTCTCCAGAGCTAATCTTTGTCCTGTTGGTATTTTATTACCTTTCTTTTTAACTTCTATTAAAATTAATATTTCGTTATCAAATTCTAATACAGCATCAATATCTGTTGGATGTATTAATCCATTTTCGATTCCTGTAAAATCAATAACTTGTTTAACTTGGTTTTTGTTTCTTATTAATGTCATTTTGTTTCTTTATTAAAATACCATTTCTTTTAATTCTAGGCTTTCTTTTTTCTTCAATAAATCTTTTCTTTTGAATTTTACATATCGCTTTTTGTTTATTGGTTTTCCAATTTTTTTTAATTGGTTTAAATATTCTCATTTTGTTCTTTGTGTTTTTCCTTGTTTATTTGTTTTTTGCCAATTATAAGTCTGGCTAAACTCATCACAAGCAATAAACTTTATTGGTTTATCTTTTGTTTTTTTTCTATAATAAGTCATAATCTTTGTTTTTAAAATCTTCGTAATCTTCTTTAAATTTTTCTTTCATTTTTATCTTTCCTCTCTTTAAGGTGTGAAATATATTAACCCAACTAATATCTGTTTCTTTTGCCATACCTCTAATTGAAAGAGGTGTATCTCTATATATCTCAAATATCTTTTTATCATACCAACTCCAATTTTCTAATTCTTTATCCATCTTTGCACATAACTTCCAAAACGCTTCTTCTTCATCATGATTAGTAAAAGAAGATAATCTAGTCATATCATCAACTGTAAGAACATTTAAGTCATCATTAGTTTCTGCCCATTTAATAATAGTTTTAATTGGTACTTTTTTTATTTTATTCTTTATTCTTCTAAAATCAGAAACAACAGACCTAATTACAAAAAACATATAACCCCTATGTATTTCGTTTTTATCATTTATAAATTTCTGAGGTTGATTGTAGTGAACTAGTTTAAGATAAGCCTCTTGTACTACATCTTCAGCGTAGTGGTCTGCTCCTAAAGTCTTGGCTACTTCAACCCATTCTTTGTGATGCTTCGCTAAAGTTCTCAACCAATTCAAAAGTTTATATTTTTTAAAGGGTCGTACATTTCTTTTACAATAACAGGAAGTCCAAAATCATTTATTTTAAAGCTAAAGTTTTCAAAAGCAAATCCCCTTGACCTTTTACATTTAACTGTAATTTCATTTAAAATATTCTTCTCTAATTGAATATGCGTTTCTGTTTTCTTTTCCATGAAAGAGCCTAGATGTCCAGTTGGTTTTTCACTTCCCCAGTTAGAATGTATTACACAAATAATATGACAATTATAATTTGCTGACCATTCCATTATTCTTTGTACTACTTCATTGGCTTCAACTATATTATTGACATCAGAACATAAGTCTGCTATTCCATCAATAATTACTAATCCTAAGTTTTCTTGTTTTTTTAAATAATAGTCTATAAACTCAATTCTTGTTTTATATCCTATTGTTCTTAAAGCGAAAGTATGATAACAAATATCTTCTTTATCAATCTCTGCCATATCATTTACTCTTGCAAACACTCTCTGAGCATGGTACTTGCCTTGTTCAGTATCAAAATGTACTAAACATTTATCTTCTCTAAATCCCCTCATATCTCCTCCAAATCTATTCTTGCCAGCAATATAAACACTTGCAAGTAAACTAATGAAATAAGTTTTATGAGTTTTAGGAGGTGCAGAAACAAAGCTAAAATTTCCATAAGTCCCTAAAGGAATAGGAAAAATCTTAGCTCCATTTTTTGTTCTTAATGTTACTTCGCCCATACTTAATGCGATAGGAGGATAAAGCAAGAGTTCTTTAGTATTAACTCTACACTTTTTCTCAATCTCGTTAAAGTTGGTTTCTTGTAGCATAAAAGATTATACCATTAATATATAAAATTAAAATGGTAAATCTGTTAAATCATCTTCAGAAGCTTGTACAACTTCTTGTTTTGCTGTATTTACTTTTCCATCAGTCCAAACTACCTTTCCATTACCTACATATATTTTAGGTGTTTTGGCTTTTCGTTCTTCTGTTGTTTGAGATACAAATATTTTTGCATTGTATCCAAACTGGTCAACTTCATCATTTATAACTAAGGTTAAGTTTTGGTAAACTCCTTTTTTTCCTTTAATGTATTTATCTTTTGGAAATTTCTCTACATTGCTACTAAAATTAATTACTACTGCCATTGTTATTGTTTTTTAATTGTTAAATTTTTCTTTTTAAAATCTTCGCTTTCATCTTCTCCAAATACTCCTAAAGCATAAAATCCTGTTAGCTTTAAAACTATTCTTGAGAAAGCTCTTTTTTCTGCCATTTCAGTTACATACCAACTATTGGTATTCCCATCCTTAAAGGTAGCTCCTTTATAGGCAGAGCCAAATGTTTGCATTTCTTTATTATTCAAAGTACCGAAAGCTTGTACCACAGCAAAATTAGGTTCCGCTTTAATACAATTATATTTGATGTCAATTTTTTCTTCTGCTTCAATTTTTTCTATTCCAGTTCTTGTGATAATAATGTAATGTTGATGAGTAAAAATATCATCAGTCGTTAAGTTATACTTAATGTATAACGCTTTTAATTTTTCTTTATTCATATTTAATTGGTTTTTGGTTAAACTTATAAAATTCTTTCTTAAAGTTATTAAATTCTTCTTTGATATTAGAAATTTCTATTTCCAATTCTCTATTTTTTATTGCTATTGTATTAGTATGAAAATACATTTCTTGTAATGCCTTATGTAATCGTTTGACTTTTTTATTGTCCTTATGTTTGTTGGATAGTAAGATTAAGTAGTCAGCTAGAGCAAGGAAATTATCCTCATAATTCATACTCATTAGTAAATCAGTTTTTTTGCTCATCTTCTTTTGTTACTTTATAATCCCATCCTCCCGTCAATCTTCCTTCATCATTAACAGTTACTATTGGTAATGGAATAAAATCTTTAGCTTTTAATCTTCTTGCTAATATTATGTTTTCTTTTTTTAATCTTCTGTTTTCTTTTTTAAAAATATGTAATCTATTTTTTAAAGCATTATTAGAAAGATAAAGAAACTTAAATGCTTCTTCGTGTATTGGTATATGGCTCATTTTTAATTGTTAGGTTAAACTTGTTTGCGTAGAATTTTGCAACTTCAAAATCATCAACTTTAAATAATTCAGTTTTTTTATCGCAAAGTATAAACATACTATAAAGATAATAAAAAATAGTTATAAATAAAAATCTTAATAAAAAAAAGAGCTCCCCTCGAATAAGAAAGAGCCCTTTTAAAAACAAGAAACCAATTAAAGCCAAATACTATTTTCCCAAGTAGTATTTGATTTTGTCTTCTATTTCATAATTCATTAGTTTAATTGTCATTCTTGACTTGTTTCTTAATTCTGCCGCTGTGCCTACACCAAAGTTATTTTCTAAATACAATCCAAACCTATATTGTTCTCCATAGTTAAATACATTACATCTTGCACACTGCACTTGGCAGTTTATTGTATCCCACCTAGTAGAATAATGTTTACGACTCATAAAGTGTCCACATTGTAAATTTTTCCAATGGTCTTTCTTTCCACAAGTAACACATTCAGCAATCTCATTTTTAGCATATCTTTTTCTTATATATTCACTAAATACTTTATCTAGTTTTTTTACTAAGCTTTTTCTAGATAATTTCATTATCGATAGTTTGTATTAAAAACCTTAAATCTTCTTTTTCAAAAGTACCTGAAATAGATTCTTTATAAGTTTTAATGGACATATCATACTTTGTGTTCTTAGTATTTTCTACTTTTTTTATCTTGATGTCAAGATTCATAATACAAATGTAGTAAAAAAATTTTTAAATAAAAATTAGGAAATTTACTTATATATATTAATATTATATATAAATAAAATATATAGATATTATATACGCTCTCTTTTAACCTTTGCTTATTTTCTTAAACTTTTCAACCCCTCTTGAGCCAAAGTAAGCTACATAAACAGTAATAAGTAAATTTTTAAGCAAATCAATCCAACTCTGCGCTACTGAAAATCCAATATCAAATGAATCTAAAATAACAAATAAAACCATAGAACAAGTTAAAAAGATTAATGCCATGGGTCTAGTGTTCTTTGAAAGCCAAGAATCAGACTTCATATCACTACTCCATCTCTTTGAGACCTCTTGTAGCTCGATAGAGTCCATTTCAAGTAGTTTTAAGGCAGTTTCTTTGTCTTCTAGGGGTAAAGTATCATCTTTACTAATAACATTCTTTAAAACGCCTAAAAGCCCTTTGTCTGGTAATACATCTCCAACCAGTCCAACAATGCCGCTTCCTTTATCAGTAAGGAATTTTCCTACTTTTGTGTCTTTGAATTTCTTTCTACTCATCTCCCCAAGTTATATGCACACAAATAAACAATATATAAATATTTAATTCTTCTACACTTGTAGTTTCATCTGCTGGTAGCCAACTCCAACCAAACAACAAACCTAATCTAATTCTATTAATAATTATTATTCTCATCTCTTTAATAAGTCCAGATTACATTACAAGTTTTATCCGTATCAATATCCGCATGAATAAAACTACTCGCTATTCCAATACGATTAAACCCCACATCTAATAAAATATCTAAAAGCTCAAATCTACTTTTAGAATCTATACAAGCAATATCTACAGCTAACCCTTTTAAATGGCTTGAGTTTGGAGAGGCTTTGTATCCTCTTTTTTTTAAGTCTTGATTGTAGGCTTTTGTTCTATAACCACTTGTTATTTTTATAGGTTTGTCGTATTTTTCTCTTGCTAAATCTAACATCTCTAATATTTTTGGTGACATATTTTTTCCTGAGCCTAACTCATCAGGACTATCAAACTCTGAATAATTAAAAAACTTCATTTATTATATTTTAATATTTACACCTGCTTTAGTTTTCTCATAATTAAAATCTTGATTCTAATATTATGTTTATATGTTTATTAATTATTTCTATTGTATCTTCAGGAAGTTTTAAACTTATTCCTCCCTCTATTTTTACTATCTCTTTACCATCGTTATATAATACAATAGTTGGCAGAGAAGTTATATTTTCTTTTTGAAATGCTTTTTGATTTTTAGATAAATATAAAGTTTGAGTATTATAATCTCTAAAAGGAATTAAAGATATTTCATTTATTTTAACAAATTCAGCAGAGAACTGAACTACACTAATATCATCTTTAACTTGTGCTTGTGTGTAAGCTGTTATAAACAATATTAGTATAAGTAATCTCATTATTGTCTGGTTAGTTCATACAATCGCTGGTCTATTTTTTCATGTTGTGATTTTACTTCTTCGACATCTTTGCGTAATACATCAGT